GTAGTTTTCTTAGCTAGTTATGCTTTTGTTCGACATGGTAAAGATAATGTTATACGTGTTGTCATGCCCTTTTTAACAATGTCTAGAGTTGCTATTCATTTTGTGAATGGAGCTTTGTTGTTGTCTGGGGGTGGCAAACGCTATGGTCAGAGGTTTATAAAGTATTTGGAAAGCAAGATGAAATCTACTAATCCTATACAACCTCGTGAATTGTATTATAGTGTTTATAACTATCGTACAACTTATGGCCATGATGAATGGCGTAGCTTGGATCGTTGGAAAAGCTACTCCGAAATTGTCCGTAGAGAAGGTGGTAATGAAGCTAGTCATTATTTGATAGGTCTTATTGATGCTATTGATGTGGCTAGCAATGATCCTCTCCCGGATTTATCTGAAAGGGAAAATCCGGATGTCCCTAATAGTTGGAGATATCCTGGTTTTCATCGTGGTGATTTTCGATTGATTGTCGATAATTCGCCTGTTGAAGTAGGTACGCGGGCTATGGTAAATATAGTCGACAATGTTATTGGTAATGATGAGGAGTCTGCTATTGCAGACCTTTCCAATATTGATATCGACGATGATTTATCTGATGAAGTAGAACGTGGTTTCTTTTCATCAACCTGGCGTAGTATTCGAGAAGGAGCAGATTCAACAGTTATATGTTTATTCTGTCTCCTTTTTGGATTTGCTATGTTCTTGGTGTATGAGTTTTTTGCGCCTGAGAGTTATTGGAATAAGAAGGACTTAGTAGAAACACAAAGTACGGATGATCTCCATTTGGCAGGTTGTACTTTTTCTACTATAAGTGTTGATACTATTCAAGTATCTCCTTCTAGTCCTACTCTTGAAAGCATAGCTAAAATGCATGAAGAGTTGAAGGGGGATGATTTTTCTTCTCCAACTCCTAATATTGTTGTTCTGCCCATCGTCGAGAGCGGTGATTCTAGTGAAAATTCCCATTTTGGTGAATTGTCTGTTGAGAGTCTCCGTGATGAGTTCAATCACAATGTAGTTAAGGATGTGGTCTCTGAAATGGTTAATGCTGTTGCCGATAATGTTAGTTATATGGCTCAGTTTCCCATTCCATGTGGTTTACCTGAATATCCTTTAGTTAGAGAGAATTCTGTTGAACCTGGTAAGGTTGACAGCTCTACCTCTACTGATGATTTTGAGCTCACAATTCTGAAGAACATTGATGTTTCTTCAGGATTGGTAGATGTTGAAAGTAAACGAGATGAAAGTATTAGTTATGAGATTCTTAAGAGACCTGGTAATATTAATTATGAAGGTACCAATCGTCGAAAGAAGAGGAATTGGATTAAGTATGATAAGGATACTAAACCTGATGAATACCGGGATATTTTAGACACTCATAACATAAGTAAAGGTAGGAAGAAAAGATTAACTTATGCTGATTTTACTGAAAGTATGAGAAATGATTTAGAAGCCGAAGCCACTGCTCAAGCTGTTGCTAGATTAGCGTCCAAGGGTGTCAATGAAGGTGATAAATATTATAGAGATGAGTTATATCACATGAAAGATGATATCTTGGATGAACTAATTGATGAGGCGATAGCTGATTATGATAAAGCAGTAGGTTTTAAAGGCGAATCTGCTACTGGAACTTATATTACCAAGGACGAATTTAATGATCGTTTTGACAAATTTAGAAATGATTTGTACGAAATGCAAAAGGATACAATTGGAAAGCTTGTTGATACTCTTGATAAGAAGAAGAAATCTGTTTTAGCCAAGAATGTAGTTGAGAACTTAGATGTTTATCCCAGTGAGGATAAAATAGGAACTAAGCGAGTTACATTTGAGAAAGTTAATAATAGAGTTCGTCCTAAGAGTGAACGAAAGCGGTGTCCTACTTGTCATTGGTTTTTAGTACCTAATAAATCACATGTTTGTAATGATTGTTTTGACTGTGGAAAAGGTTTGTTGTTACAGAAGGATAAGGGGTTCATGGTAATGTCTGATCACGAATGTGGTCCTAAGGTTATTAGGAAGTATGGTAAGATCGTGAAAGGTGTTATTAAACATGAGTCTGTTCTTCCGAATAGACCTATTTTCAAAGTTGGGAGCAATTTGAGAAATATTGTTTTGGAAGGTGATGGAAAATATTTATGTCATGTTACCCAAGTTGGTAGTTATGGCATTTTTCCACACCATTCTCTTCAAGGTACGTCTAAGGAAACGAAATTTCGTATGTTAACTTCTAAAGGAAGTGTTGATATAAATAACAACGAAATTTATTTGTTGCCTGATAAATTTGAAGGAGCTCCATTGTTTAAATATGATAGATGGTGTATTGTGCCTAAGGTCAAGCTTCCTGCTTGTTCTGGTTATAATATAGCCAAAAAGGTTTTGATTGGTCCGTGTATGAAGTATAGTTATCCATTGGAAGAAATGGATAAAAACGGCCATGAAAATGTTACAGAAGATAAACTTAGAGCAAGTCCTGGTAATGTCAGTAGTTTGGCAGATCAGGAGTATAAGATGTCTTCTGTTGATGGGGACTGTGGTTCACCTGTTTACGACGAGAATGGTAATGTTTTTGGCACTCACGTCGGTAATATGGGTGAAAAAATTAACTTATATGAAAATATTTCTCTTAGTAATGTTCATTTGTGGAAATTGTTAAATAGTAAGGAGTTAAAAAACGTACGTGGGCAACTTTTTTAAGTGACCAGGAAGAATATTTTAAAGAGTTCCAAAGTTGTTTTGATGAGCGTGTTTTCTTTAAAGAAAACAATAGCGAAGAATATTTCAACTTTGTTAAACTCTTCACTCTTCCTAGTTACGTAAAGTATAAGTCCCGGTATTATCCTACCGATTATAATATTAGTAATCGGTGGTATAATTCCTTACCCCACAAATTTAAATTGGAGTATATACCAACTGCACCTGAATTCGCGACAGGAATTTCTAGTTTTCGAGAATTTGATAAACAATATTGTCAAATCGATACTGAGCTCCTTGAATTGTCTAACGGATTCATGCAGAAATTATTTCTTCAATTTCCAATAAGTCATAAATTAAATCATGAAGAACTTCTGGTTCATATGGTCAAGACTACTTCTGCTGGTTGTCCTTTTAAAGGTGACAAGAGGAAGTACTTGTTTCATGAGAATTGGGAGGTCTTCATTCTGAGTCTTTTAGAAATGTTGGACAAAAATAGGTATATTTTTGTCTGGCGGTGGGCTCAGAAGTACGAACTTCGTACTTTGGAAAAAGCGATTGATAAAAAGATCCGAGGCTTTTGTGTCTCGCCTGTTGATCATTGTTATTTGCAAAGTATGTATTTTACTAACTTTAACGATCACTTATTTTCAATGAGTGTTGATAGTGAGTTTCCTAGTGCCGTAGGAATGTCCAAATATAGTTTGGGTTTTCATAAGTTGGCATTAAATTTACTTAGATTTCCAAACATCTATTATACTGATTTTTCAGGTTTTGATAGTTGTTTGAGTCCCCAACTTCTCATTGATAATTTTATGTTTAAGTGTTCCTACATGGATATTGATGGTGTCGATTTTCAACGTATGTGGAAATTGTTGCTTAGTAATATTTATAGTGCCGTCTGTATTGAAGACGGATCTGTTTATGTTAAGGAAGGAGGAAATCCCTCTGGTCAAAGCAACACTATTTCTGATAATACTCTTATCAACATACGTATATTTTATATGGCATACATTTATAATTGTATCCGTGTTGGAAAATATGTTATGGTTAGCTTAAGTGATTTTAGTAATCACGTTTACGTTAAGTGTTATGGTGATGACATTATTTTCTCTGTTTCTAATGAGGTAAATGAGTTTTTCAATTTTAATACCTTTTCCGATTTCTGTTCTCAGAACGGTTTTAAAATTAAAGGTAATGAAAAACCCTGTACTATTTATGAAGCTGAGTTTTTAAGTCATCACTTAATACGTTATAAAGATTTTTGGTATTTGCCTGTTCCTGATGACGATAAGATACTTAGTAGTCTTGTCCTCGGTGGCTTCAACGATGCCCCTCTCTATAATTTATTAAGAGCTTTGTCTCTTAGAATTGAGAGTTGGCCCTCAAAGCGTTGTAGAGAACATATCGAGGACTATTTGGCCTATGTTTATTCTCATTGTGATGAGGATCTTCAGGGTGAATACCAATTGGCTGATGACCAATATATTAGTTTGGACAGTTTGAAAGATTTGTATTTCACTGATTCTGAAATTGAGAGTTTATATATTAGCTTAGAAAGTGGTATTAGTGGTGATGTCTTAAATAAGTTTAGCCACTTTAAAAATTTAGCTAGGTGGTATGGAATTGAATTTGATATTCGACATACTAATATTAACTCTACAATTTTTTAATATATTGTCAATAATTATTGTT